GGTTCTTTGATGGTTCCTTTACGGTTCTGGGTGAACGTGGTTCGGGGGTGGGGTGAACCTCGTTCGGGGGTGGGGTGAACGTGGTTCGGGGGTTATGTACTGAGGTTCGGGGGTGAACCTCGTTCGGGGGTGAATATCGTTCGGGGGTTACGGTGAACATCGTGGACCTGCCGGAACGTGTTTCGACGCGGATCGCGTTGGCCTTTTCGAGCCACTGAATAGCCTTCTGGACAGCTCGGTCCGACAAGCAGGTACGCATGGCAAGATGTGGAACGGAAGGCCAGCAAACCCCATCGTCATTTGCCATATCAGCCATAGACACCAAGACCGCCTTCTGTGTGGCTGTCATTCCTTGGAGGGGCCAGCATAGGGCCATGACCGCTGTGCTCAAGCGCTAAGCTCCGTGCAGGCGGAAGATCGAGAACAGCCGCACTACCACCCACCCAGGTATCAGGTCGCGGACGTACAGGCCCATGACGGCACGCTTGATCAGGCTGCGCATGCGGCAAGCTCCTTTTGGGTCCGGGCTAGTAGCTCCAGCTCTGATATCCCGTAGCGTGCCGCGAACTGCTCACGGCCTAACAGGTGCAGGCCTGTATCGCCCTCGTGGTGCTCGAAACAGAGCGGGATGACGTTGAAGTGCCCATCCCTACCCCAGCCAACGAAAAGGCGTGCGTGGTGGATTTGGGCCTCAGTCTCGCCATACCCTAGATGCCGGCACAGCATGCAGCCCAACTCCTTAGCTCGGGCCATGTACCGGCGTTCGGCGGCGGTCGAGGAACGTTTCATTGCCGACCCTCCACGAACGCGCGGTACTCCCTACGCATCTTTTCGAAGATGAAGGAGGCGGTCACATCGGTGTCCAGTTCCTTGCGGCTGGCGATGTCGCAGGTTTCGAGGATGTACTGCTTCGCCTGGTCCTCGCTTTCGACCTCCAGGAATTCCTGGAACTTAGGGTTCTTGCACAGTTGGCAAGCCAGTACCCTCAAGGCTCCGGGCTTGTCTTCAATATCAGCATCGTTCTGAGCAACAACCGGCTTTGCCTGCTCAAACTGGGCAACAAGCGGCGCCAGAGCTACAGGCATGTCGATGCTGGGGAACAGCTTCAGGAAGTCACCACGGCAGGCAGGATCAATGTCTACCTGGACACGGATCGTTCCATCGGCCATCTCCTTCATGGCCCTGCGGGTTCCGGATATGGCGCTCATATCAGCCCGGCCTTCTTCAGCATTGGGACCATAGCGGCCAGGGCTTGGAGCGCTTCAGTGCTGGCGGCTTCCTTAGCCTTCGTCTTGTCGGCCAGGAATTTCTCAACCAGGTAGTAGATCGGCGTGTAGTCCTTGGACTTTTCCAGGTACAGCTCAAGGTCATCGATGCCGAATTTCCGCTGGCTGTCGTCGCTAAGCTGGTTGCCCAGGTTGCCAGGAGACTCGTTCAGTTCGATCGCGCAGGTCGACAATCCACGGCGGTAGATGCTTGTCGCCACGCAATCTCGCAGGTGCCTATGGCGACCCGTAAGGCCCGGCTCAAAGTCGAGCGTCATCTGTGCTTTCTCGCCTGCGATCTTCACTGATAAATCCTTTTTTCAGTCTTTGTCACTGCACTGCACAAAAATGGCTCGTCTACCAAACGAGCCAGAAAATGAAATCTCAGCGGTACTTATCGGCTACAGCGGCAATAGCCCAGCACGCAACGATGTATGACGTTGTGGGTGGGATTGGTGCGAGCTCGGATTCTCGTAGCGGGTCGAGAGTGGTCAACATGAAGCGCCGGAAGTCTTGGTCTTCGCGTGGGGAAGCGACGGGGATCGGCTTGAAAGAGTGCATCGTTGGCCTCACGCGAAATAGGCAATCACAGCCGCGCCCAGAATCAGCAGGACGCAGCAATGGCAGAAGCGGCTTAGGGGTGGCTGTTGCTCTAGCCAGAACAACCATGCTTGGGGGCTCATGCGGACCTCGCCAACGTTTCGGTTTGCACGAGCAGGAGAAGCTTCAAGGCGTCGTCGGCACCGACCGGCGTCTGACCCTGCTCCCATCGCGACAAACGAGATTGAGGAATCCCGGTACGCCTGGATATCTCCATCTGGGAGAAGCCAGCGGATCGGAGTTGCTTGATGAGGTCCAGGGTCGTATGCATAATGTCTGCGATCTTACCCGCATTCGCATAACCACGCAAAGCCTTTTTATGCACATTAGGGTTATCTACTAGTGCATATTCGGCTGATGAAACCCAAAGACGTGATGCGAGACCTGCTCGACAGGACCGGAGAGAACCCCAACTCCCTCGCGACAAAGACAGGGGTAGCGCAGTCGTCCATCCAAAGGATGCTGGCAAGCGACACAAAGGAGCCGCGTCGAAGCACGCTGGAACCTATCGCGCGCTATTACGGCTTCCCTGTGGAGTGTTTTTTTAGCGGGCTGCCTGAGGACTTCCACCCGCAAAACACTCAGTGGGGCAAGGGTTTACGCTCGGCAGGTAGTCCAACAGTTGCGGCAATCCCTAAAAGTGATCCAATATTTCAGATCATTTCTACGGGTGACTACCTATCCCTTTCGGATGTAGACAAGAGGATGATGGCTGAATACATCCGCGTGTTTGTAGAAGCGAAATCAAAACTGGCCGACCCACGTAAATCTATCGACCCCGAGATAGACCGGATGTCTTCCCATACGGAGGGGGAAGATGGCAGGCGAGCAAGACGGCGGTAACGTCATTGACTTTATGAATGCTTACCAAGCAAGGCACCCGAGGATTGAGCAGGAACCAGAGGCGCCGACGATGCTGATTTACCTGGCTCCCAATGGCGCACCCAGGTACGAATGCAGGGGAAAAGCTGCGTCCTACGCCTTGGCCTTGGCCATAGGCTGTTGGATGGCCCTAGGTTCCCTGCTGCGGTCCATCCCTTGGTTTGACCCTCACAATTAGAGAGACAAATGAAAGCTCTTATGGTCATCCCCCTGGTAGTGCTGTCGGGGTGTGCACAGATGCAGTTGCAACAAGCAAAAGAAGCCGCCTCCAGCCGAAACGCCGTCTGTGAGGCCGCGGGGCAGGATCCACGCCTGGACGCTATCCGAGCGCAGATTCCGGTAGACGCCCGCAAGGCGACACTGGAACAGCTCAATGATGATCGGCTGGCAACCCCAGAGCAGAAGCCGGCAATCTCAAGCATCCAGGAAGTCTTTGCCCGCTGCGAGGACCTGACTAACCAGTACTTCGCGCAGTACGGTGCCCAAGGGTCGAATGTGGTTTACCAGCAATACACCCAGGACACGAAGCTGCTCGAATCAGGGTTGTGGGCCGGCAAAATCAACTTCGGCCAGTTCAACACAGCCAGGCTCAAGCTTGATGAACAAGCCCGTGTGAGCATTAGCGCGCTAGAGCGCCATGCCGCCGACCAGGCCAGGGCCGAACAGATGCAGCGATCCCAGAACGCCGCCATCTTGGCGCCCTACTTCCTCCAGGCGTCCCAACCCAGGCCTACCTACAACACGAACTGCACGTCTTTCGGCAATTCGGTCAACTGCACGACGAGATAGATTATGAAGAGGCTGTTCGCATTGGGAGCGTTGATCGCACTGCCGGCCTTCGCGAGCGCCCAGAGCCCCGACTACAGCAGCGGGAATTACTGGTACGACATCTGTACAAGATCGGACCTGGACGCTCAGGCGTTATGCGTGACATTCGTTTCGTCGCTTACCGAGGGTCTCACGCTGGGTAGCCTTGGAGCGTCCATTTGGATCCTTCGCGCCACGAAAGCTAGAGACGTGGACGGCGGCGCGAAGGAAGTAAGTGGCTTCGTCATGGGATGCGCTCCCGATGGCGTCACTAACCGGCAAAACGTCGATATTTTTGTGTCTTACCTACGAGGCCACCCAGAGTCCCGCCAGAAAAATGCAGGCGTTCTCTACGTCAATGCCCTAAGGGAAGCGTTCCCGTGTAAGTAAGCATCCAGGGGAACATATCATACGCCGCCTTCGGGCGGCTTTTTTGCCGCTTCCGCATAGCCACAGGACAACTATTTTGTAACGGCTATGCGATTCCGCTTGATCTGCATTACCCGTTTATGCATAATCTCTCCATCGACAAGCACTTCATCCAGCCAGGAGAGACGAGACATGAACATCGCCGAACAGATCATCAGCCAAGACGCCGACATGGCGATTGTCCTCGCCGACGCTCAACGCAAGGCCTGGGACAACAGCGGCGTCCTCCCACACAACCGCGTGGTCTATCACTTCGAAGATGGCTCGCGCATGACGTTCCAGCTGGACGAACGCAATCAACCGGCCATTGCCCGCGCTGGCGAGTGGTAATCCGCCTAAACCCATTCAGTGCCTAACAGGAGATTCAGGAGAGGGTGAGCCGTGGAGCTTAGGTGACTCGGCATAAAGGCACACCGATCTACGAAGCGGCATAAACGCAGTGGACATGACAGGCCATTGCCACCCTCCCCTGAATCTCTAGATACCTACCTACTGGATAAGAAATGATGGTCATCCATATCGTCGTCGGTTTCATAAGTGGGCTCGCTGTCGGCTACAGCTTTAACGACGAGTCGCGCACGCAAGGATTTATCGCGTTCGCCGTCGCCCTCGTGAACATTGCATTGATCGGGAATTGAAATGACCCCTCCCGACTTCCTCAAACGAGTACAGGAGAACCCGCAGATAGCAGTAGAGCTGTATGAGGCGCTGCATGCGTATCAAGCCGCTGAGGCCATGCCGACTTATGTAAGCGCGTCGGATTTCGTATGGCCCAAGCAGTCCATGCGTCAGGAAGGTAACCCTACCTGGGGATGGATCTGCGAAACGCATGGGTTGGGATATCGGAGCAGCTGCATATGCTGTTCGGAAGAATACGACAGGCACCAAGAGCAAAAAACCGCTAACGCGCGCATTGCCCGCAACGACGCTCTATATGCGGCCAAGGTCATCGCTGAAAAAGCACTCAACCTGGCAAACGGCTTTGAGCAGATAGCTGCCCACTATTCAAATCAACTCAAGGAAGAGAAATGAACGCCGAGCCAGTTGTGGAGGAAATCACCGACACCCCTGAGGGTGTAATCGACGCCTTCGCTTCCTTCACATGGGATGCGGACAAGCACACGATCCGTTGGTGGACGAAACAGATCATGGAGCACTCCGACTTCACCCGGGACTTTGATACCTCGGATTGGGTTGTGATCTTCCATCTGATCGCCAAGGACAACACTTCTCGGTCGCGCGACCTTCTCAAGCGCCTGGAGTTCGAGATAGCGGAGATCATCGCGTGAATCTCGGTTTCGTCCTGGGCTACTCGTTCGCCACGCTCGCGGTCATGTTTCCGGCAGATCGCCTGTACAGCTGGTGGCGCAAAGAGCCTTCCCTGTCGCTCAAGGATTGGCTGCTGGTTGGATCGGCAATCACTGTGGTGGCATCAATCATCTACTTCTGGGTGGTGGCATGAACGAGATACGCCCGCACTTGTGGAAGCTCGCCGTGGTCCTGGGATTGTGGCTGCTGGCAAGTCATTACGACTATCAGGATCAGCAGCGCCGGGACTTCCAAGCGGTTGCTCAAAGGTAAACAACATGAATGCCATCGTAGAACTGCCCCACGGGGCAATTATGTCGGCTGATCAGATGCGCGAGCGGATCAACGCTGTGCAGAAGGTCATGCAGGCCGTCATGAAAGAGGACACGCACTTCGGCAAGATTCCCGGAACCAACAAGCCCACCCTGTACAAGGCCGGGTCTGAAGTCCTTCTGACAACCTTCCACATGGGTTTGCGCCTGGAGATTGACGACCTGTCCAACGGGGACGAGATTCGGTATCGGGTGAAAGCCATCGGGTTCCATCAGCCCACTGGAACGACCGTGGGTGAAGGCATCGGGGAATGCTCTACCGGGGAAGAAAAGTACAAATGGCGTACCGCTGTTTGTGACGAAGAATGGGAAGCGTACCCAGAGTCTCGGCGGCGTACCAAGTTCTCGCGGACATGGAACAAGGGTATGCGTGCCTACGACATTCTCCAGGTCAAGCAGGTCCGTACGGAACCTTCTGACCTCGCCAATACTGTCCTCAAGATGGCGAAGAAGCGCGCCCAGATTGATTTCACGCTTACCGCCCTAGGGGCCTCCGATATCTTCACACAGGATATTGAAGACTTGCCCCCCGAGCTTCGAAGCGCCGCCGAAGACGCTGACGGTAATCCTCTTCCTGCTGGCGCTCCGCTTGAGCATCCAGCCATGAAGGAAGCCGATTCCGTGCAGGCGTTGGCAAAGGTGATGAACACCCTGAAGGCAGATGAGCGCAAGAAATACCTGCCCTACTTCCAATCCAGGATGAAAGAACTGCAAGGAGGCGGCAATGGATCAGCGGACGAATGAATGGTTCCAGGCGCGCCTGGGGAAAGCGACCGCCAGTAATTTCCGGAAAGTCCTGGCGAAGGTCAAATCTGGGGAAGCCGCCGACCGCAGGAATTACCGCGCGCAGCTCGTGATTGAACGGCTAACGGGTCAGCCGCAGGAGTCGTATTCCAACGCGGCTATGCAGTGGGGAACCGAACAAGAGCCCTTCGCCCGAATCGCCTACATGGCGCAGACTGGAAACGAGGTTCAGGAGGTCGGCTTTATCGAACATCACGAGTTGATGGCCGGAGCTTCACCGGATGGGTACGTAGGCGACCACGGACTCATAGAGATCAAGTGCCCCGTATCCGCCACTCATATTGAGACGCTAAAGGGCGAAACCTGCCCATCCGACAACTACGCCCAGGTTCAGGGACAACTGTGGATAACCGGCCGGGACTGGTGCGATTTCGTCAGCTACGACCCACGCATGCCGGAGCGGCTGCAACTGTTCGTGCATCGCGTAGGACGTGATGCGGACTATATCGACGCCTTAGCCAAGGAAGTCAAAGCATTCCTGGATGAAGTCGCCGCAGAAGTCGAAACCCTCAACAAAATCGCTGCTTAGGAGCAACCATGGCTTACGACAACACCAATTCTGGCGTCCTGTTCAAGAACGACAAGAAAGAGAAAGACTCCCACCCGGATTATCGGGGAAGCATCAACGTGCTCGGGATCGAATGCTGGTTGTCTGCTTGGATCAAGGAAGGCAACAAGGGCAAGTTTATGAGCCTTGCTGTCACCCCGAAGGAAGAGACGGATAAGGAACCCGCCAAGCCAGCTGCAAAGGCCCCAGCTACAGGCGGCGTGTCTGACATTGACGACGCACCCCCCTTCTGAGGCAGACATGGACCCGCGAGAATTCTGGTACACCGCCGTCTTCCAAAACAGGATGACAGGCGAGAAGCTGACGATGGAGATAAAAGCCGCGTCAGAACAAGAAGCAACGTGCAGGGCTCTTAACCTTGCGCACGGTCCGTACTGGAAGCGCACGTTGCTGGAGCGCGGTGGGGAGGTGCGGTGAATGAGCTGGCTCTTTTCGCGGGCGCTGGTGGAGGAACACTCGGAGGCCACCTCCTCGGGTGGCGAACCGTCTGCGCCGTTGAGCGTGATGCCTACGCCGCACAAGTTCTCGCGCAACGACAAAACGATGGAACCCTCAGACCTTTCCCGATTTGGTCTGACGTGTGCAGTTTTGACGGAAGACCGTGGCGAGGAGTTGTTGACATCATATCTGGCGGCTTTCCGTGCCAGGACATCAGCGCGGCGGGGAAAGGGGCCGGGATCGAAGGCGAGCGCAGTGGGCTGTGGAAAGAGTTTGCCAGGATTGTTTGCGAGGTTCGACCTCGATTCGTCTTCGTGGAAAACAGTCCAGCCCTCACTTTTCGGGGACTCGGAGTCGTTCTCGGAGACTTGGCCTCGATGGGGTTCTATGCGGAATGGGGAGTGCTTTCTGCGGCGGACGCCGGAGCTTCCCATCTGCGAGAGCGCCTCTGGATTGTGGCAGACGCTGGTGGCAGACGATGCAGTCCCCAGGAAAGCAGGCAAATGGAACAGCCGCGGCGAACCGAAACTCAGTGCCCAAGTGAAGCTGGCACCGACCCTGACCGTGCATGGCAACTACAACCGCCGGGGCGCGAGTGCAACGAGTGGGAATGGCTTGATAACCGTCCTGCGGGAACTCGGCTCGCTGGATGGCCAGTTGAACCCGGAATGGGCCGAATGGTTCATGGGATGGCCAATCGGGAGCTCCGGATTAGAGCCCTTGGAAACGGCCAGGTTCCGCGAGTGGCAGCAGCAGCATTCCATCTTCTCTCTACCCGATTCTAAGGAAGCAGCATGACCTCCCCCATATACCACGGAGAATTGCCGCCCGACGAAAAACGCCGAATCGCTTCTGCAATCCGCCATGCGATGGCATCGGACAAATTGTCCGTTGTCGCAGCGATCACTGGCATTGACGAACAGCGGTTGAAGAAGCTGGCCAAAACGCCTGAACTTATGGGGTACAGCGAGCAACTGACTTTGGGGGCGAATCTATCATGACCGAACGAGAATTGCCGCCCCCACCAGCTTCCAAACTGCCGAGCTGGGACGAATGCTCCCTCCGCGTCCACAACTCCAATATCGTCGCAAAGCGCGTGGCCGAAGGCGGATATGGCCCAGACCACGATAGCAAGCTCGCGTCGGAGCTTCACCGCTTCATCTACGAATACGACGATGTTGACGACTATCGGAGCGCTTGGTTCCGTCATCGCCTGGAACTACTCCTGGCCGATAACGAGGCTCGCATCCGGGCAGATGAGCGGGGGAAGGTGAGCGCGGAGATTACTGAAACCGCAGCCCGGATCGTGGAGATTCACGAGTCGAAAGCCGCCCATGCGATCCGCGAACTACAGGAATCGAGACCATGACCGATAAGAACCTGCTGACCGACGATGAAATAAAAGATGCCTGCGATGCCATCGACTTCGGGACGATGGTTACGGCGGACGACTATATCTATGTGATTGCCCGCGCCATCGAACAGGCCGTGCTATCGCGCCTGCCTGCCGCCAGCAATGCAGATGACGCCGTAACCGTGCTGCCAGACGGTAGCGCCTTTGCCGTCGCGTCGTACCCGTTGCCGAAAGATCATTGGTTATACGCGGATCGAGAGTACGAACCGGGTGCAGACGAGCCCAAGGAATTACCCACGCCGATTCTGACGCATGACCATCACGATGTTGTAGTGGCGGCGGTCCGATACGCTGTACGCGGTGCCACGATGTGCGGCAAGGAAAGCGACTTCGACCCCGATGCGCTGGTGCAGAACGCCGTCTATGCGCTGTGCGGGCCTTTTACGAGAAACCCTGTCTTGCCTGCCGCGGCGAATGCATTGAAAGACGCCATCGTCCATGGCACCGGCGTTATGGTTGGTGACAGGCATGTACCGATAGACCAAGTGATGAAGCCTGCCACGGTGGCGCAGGGCGACGAGCGGGACGGTTGGGTGCGCGTGGAAGACCGCTTGCCGGAGAAGGACGTACCGGTCCTGGTGTTCACGCCAGGCAATGACAACCTCAAGTTCCATATCGACGAGTGGACTACCTATCGCGAGTCGCCTGTTAGCTGGAGCACGGTAACGGTCGAAACCGGCGAAGGCTGGGGCGATCACGAATTCGAAGAAGTCACACACTGGCGGCCGTTGAACGAACCGGCCCGCGCAGCCATGAGCACCCAGGGAGGCGGCGATGCCTAAGTTTCAGTGCTGGATACCGGACTACGGGCACGAGCCAGAGGACGGCAAAGAAATCGACGCCTACGATGCCGAGGGTGCTGCCGCGATGTTCATGGAGTACTACGAGGCACGTTCAGCCGAATACCCGGTGGCGTCCGGTGAAACGCAGGTCGTGGCGGTTTCACAGGATGGACAAGAGCCCGTCATGTTCTCGGTGTGGGGTGAGGCGCGGCCGACTTACTACGCGCGAGCCCAGCGTAAGGGAGGCGGCGATGCGGCATAAAGAATGCACCCAATGTTTTGCTTCCCTGAAAGGGTACGACACCTGCTCCGGGTGCACCGTTTGTTCAAGTTGCTATCGAAGAAATGTTGATGCTATCCAAAAAGAAAAGCTCAGAAAGCAGGCGCTGAAATCCGTGATGCCTCAACCCAAGTGGGACAGCAATGACTGAGCAACTTTCGATATTCGCAGGCATCTGCTGGCGCTGTTGGCCGGCCATGTCGTGCAAGTTCAAGCCGGACGATACCGAGGCCGAGCGGATGCGCGGTGAGATTTTCGTTCTAGACCGCGAATTGCAGCGAGAAAACCGGCGTGCTCGTGAGTTCGCCGATGCGCTCCGTTCATTGGCCACCACTGTCTGGGATGTGCGCGAGGCACGTATGGAATCGGACGGTTTAGACGGCTTGCCCGCAGACCTGTTCGACCTCGGCCAGAAGGCCCAGGAAGTCGCGGCGTTACTCAATGAGCCACGCAACCAGGACCGCGTATCGGCGCTCTATCGACGCCTGGAAAACCCTCAGCAGGAGGACGGCGATGCTTAGATTCATCATCTGCAACAAATGGCGCGATGGGCATAGCGGTGCCGAGGGCGAGCGTCTTATCACGCTCGACGTTGATGTACCGGAGCTGCACGACGCATTGACCGTGGGTGGCTACAGCGAGCACAGCTACGACATTGCGCAACTGATCGGGGTGGAGATACTGCCCCAGCCTGAGAAGGGGGAATGATGGAAATCCGAAACGCAATCATCAAGTCCGCAAGGATCACAACTGCCGACTACGGCCTGCTCACCGTGTGGGTTGAGCTCGACTATGGAGACAGTTGCCAAGGGTTCGGCGGTTACGGCTTGTTCAGGCCCGAGTCTCCCAGCTTCGCGAATGCCAACTACGCAGGCCTGTTCGTCTGGCGTGTCATGGAAGTGGCCGGCGTGGATGATTGGGACAAGCTGACCGGGAAAACCATCCGAGTGCGAGCGGAGCACTCCAAGGTGCACAGCATTGGGCACATTGTTAAGGACATCTGGTTTGATCCGGAAGCGGAGATCAACCGCATGAAGCGCAAGCAGGAGGACGACACCAATGGACGCTAAGACCGATGGCTGCAAATGCTCGTTCCGCATCCGCATGGTGGGCGACGGTTGCCGCTACTGCCAGCCGCAGGAGTACATCGACCGGTTGCACGACAACGCGAAAGACGATCAAGAGGAGATCGATAGGCAAGCCGCCCAGATAGCCGACCTTACCGCCGACCGAGATTCTTGGCGCGATCAAGCAAGCCAGCGAGTCAAGGATTGGGATGACATGCGCCAGGAGCGGGATAAGGCTTTGGCGAGGGTTGGGGAACTGGAGGCGGACGCGGAAATGTGGCGCACCTTGAAATGGATCGCCAGTGATCCAGACTTCGAGTTGATGATCGACGCTGGAGGGTTCGCTTTGTTGATCGCCACGGTTGAACAGCACCGCGCTGCCGCTGCACAAGGAGGCAGGTGATGGCTCTGATGATCCAACTCCAATGGCCGAAGTTCGGATACAAGCGCGCCACTCTGTTCGGCGAAGGAAGGATCGCAATCTCCCTCACGAACCTTGGGCCACTCTGCATCATCAAGTTCGACGTTAGTCACGCGCGAGCCTTCAGTGAATTCCTGAAGACGAATCTTGCACTGGAAGAGTATCTGGCCGAGCATGCGCCAGCAGTCCGACTGGCAAAGAAACGGGCGCAAAGCCGAGCAAAGCTAGAGGCTCGGGAATGGGCACAAGCTGACATCGAATATTGGCGCGATGCATACCATCGGGAGGCTGAAAAGGCGGCCAAGTATTCGAGCGAAAATCTCAAGATGAGCTACGCGATTGACGTTCTCAGCAAGCAACGCGCTGCGCTAGGCGGCCAACAGGAGAAGAAGGGATGAGGCAGACGAAACTCGGCTACTACGGGACTATCGAAAAGCCTGCGGAACCCCACTACAAGAGCGAGGTGTGCTGCGTAGTGTGTGGGTGGCCAGAAGATACGGCGGTACATCTTCCGCCTGCTGGGGCACCGCCTGGAACGCCTCCGTTTGACCATGCATATATCGCGAACGCTTCGCAATCGATCATCAAGAGAGGAGGCCGCCATGCAAAGCAAGCTGACTAAGTTCCACCACGCCTACGACCGCTATTGGGAGAAGGTGGAAAGAGCGCTGGCCGTGCAATATCACCGTCCCGAAGGACAGGCATCCGACTGGGTGGCAGACAAGATGCAACAGTTGTCGGAAGAGGGAACAGGCGATCCTGTAATCCCCTCCGATCCTCCAGAGCGCATGGCCCAGGAGATATTCATGGAGCGGGCGGAGTGAATTCTGAACGAGCCCTGACCCTGCGGGAAGTCGCGGAGCTTACCGGGTTCTGCTACGACACGATCTTCGCCAAGAGAAAGCAGCTCGGCTTCCGTCTTCCGAATAGCCGTGAATGGCGAGTCTGGCCCTCCCGCCTTGCCGAACTGACAGAAAAGCGGTCCAATCTGACCCGGCTAAGTCTGCGGGTAGAGGAAGAAAAATGCCCATCCGCAAAGGTGCCAATGGCATCTATAAGCTTGACCTCCGCACGCCAGGCGGAGAAAGAATTAGACGCTCTACTGGCACAAAGGACCGCAAAGCAGCGCAGGAATACCACGACCAGCTAAAGGCCACGCTATGGCGCATGGACAAGCTGGGTGAGGAACCTGATCGGATGTTCGATGAGGCTGCCTTACGGTTCCTGACGCTCTACGCGAACTCCCGGGACTATCGCAACAAGCTCCGGCATGTCGCGTGGTGGAGGGAGCGATTCAAGCAGCGCACGATTCGTTCTTTAACCGCTGGCGACGTTCTAGACGCGGCGCCGACGCACCTTATCCGAGAGAACCATCCGCCTAAGGCTTTGGCTCCGGCCACCATCAACCGCTACGTAGCGACGATGGCGCGGATTCTTTCACTCTGCGAAGAGTGGGGCTGGATCAGCAAGGCTCCGAAACTCACCCTTCAGGAAGAACCTGAAACCCGGGTCCGCTGGGAGCCTAAGCACGTAATCGTGAAGCTGATCAAAGCTATGTCAGTGAGCTGGATGCAGGAGCTTTCCCTGTTCGCCGTATCGACAGGAATGAGGCAGAGCGAGATTACGACCCTCACTTGGTCTCAGGTCGACATGGCGAAGAGCCACGCCTACGTGACGGCACCAGGGGCTAAATCGAAGAAGGCCCGGGGTGTTCCTTTGAACGCAGACGCCATGCTGGTTCTGAAGCAACGGATGGGCAAGCACCCTACCCTGGTCTTCACCCGTTCGGAGAGCGCTATCGCCATTCAGGAAGTTGACCGTCGCGTGCTGGCTAGAGCATGCAAAGCGGTCGGCATCGAGGATTTTCACTTCCACGACTTCCGACATACCTGGGCATCGTGGCATATCCAGAGCGGGCAAACTTCGCTACTGGCGCTCAAGGAATTGGGCGGCTGGAAGAAGATCGAGATGGTTCTGAAGTACGCCCATCTCGCTCCGGATCACCTGTCGCACCATGCTCATGCGGTCACGTTTTGGTCACTGCCCGAGGATCACAAAGAAAAACCGCCGGCTAGGGCGGTTCTAAGTGCTTGAAACCTCTAAGCTTTTTTGGCTCCCCGAGCTGGGCTCGAACCAGCGACCTGCGGATTAACAGTCGCCCGGTTTCGGAGTGCTTCATAGCAGGAATCAGTGCTAGATCAACAACTTGCAGGCTTAGCCACAACCTCAATCTTAGCCTGATTCCGTGCTTTTTGGGCCTGTTTTGACCTTCTTTGGACACGTTTTGGTCACCCTCAGGACTGGATACTTGAACAGTACATAGGTAGAATGTAAGCGTCATCCGGTCCGCAAGGATCCGGCTTGAGTCTGAGGGGATCAAACCTCACAGCCGTCCGCGCTGGCGACGCTAAAGGCCAGCTCCATCAAGGCAGGGCGTTCCCCGGATCATGTTTCGGTTTCTGCGGACGCGTAGAGTAATGAGCGGTCTGCCTTGATGGTGAGGGACGGGCTCTAGCGTGCCGCTACGTGATGGTGCCTTCATCGGTTCGACTCCGACAATCCAGCGGATCACCATCTTAAAGATTCTGGCCATTTCCTTTAATAGCCTATCCGCTTATTTAAGGTGCTGTCATGAGGCCCATCAAAGAATTCCGCCCTCCCGAACAGCCTGGGCCGACCTATCACGGTCAGCCGGTGGCCGAACCATTTGTAGGACCGCCTGAGCCGTGGCAGATACGTGCACGCCAGGTGGGGAATTCGAAGAGAAAGCCTAGGAGGAAGGCTTCAGACACACCGTCGTGATGTAGTCCTGAAGACCCTTTATTTTGATGGCGTCGGACTGGATTGCAGATCGGAGATCGAGAACAGTTTGTCCAGCAGCGGCAGTGAGTTCGATGCCGGCGCCATCAGGTCCGCTGGCGGAGCTGGGGGTAGTGGACAGCTGACCGCGTAGGGCTGCAATTGTGCTGGCTTGGAGGCGCACCCGCTTATCGCCAGAAGCCACAGCAGCAGACAGAGTTTTGTTTTCATCCTGGACCGCCTGAAGTTTGGTTTGAGTATCTTGCGCGAGCTGCGCGTTGATGAGGTTCTTGCCTTGGAGGTCGGCCAGCTTCTGGGCATAGTCCGCTGCGGCAGCGTCTGAAACACCCTTGAGTTGGGTCGCATAGTTAGCTTGAAGCGTGTTGTATTTCGCCTCCCACCTCCAGCCGTTGACCCACCATCCACACCCTAGACCCACGGCCAGGGCAATCAAGACCAGAACGACAGGGCGCATCAGGAAAGCGAACATACCCATTCCTCTGCCTCTCGGCGTAGTACCAACCCAGGAAGAACCTTTCCCCCTGCTAAGCGCCATTGGCGATATTCAGCACACGCCCCTTCGTAGTCCCCGGCATTGAGCTTCTTTAAGAGCGTGCTGCGAGCCAGGTTCCCAGCCCCGACGTTGTAGGTAAAGTCGATAAGCGCGGCTTTCTGGGTGGATGACAGGGGAACTTTGACCTGTCGATCCACCGCAGCTTGCGCAACGGCTAAATCCTTGTCCCTGAAGGCGTCGCACTGAGCGTCTGTGTAGGTTTTCCCAGGGATCACGTCAGGCCCGGTATGGCCTTCACAGACTGTCCATATCCCTGTCGCGTCCCGATAGGGCTTGTATTCCCGCCCTTCGAAATGGGTGACCAGGACACCCGCGATAGCAATGGCACTTGCACCTACGGCCACAAGGCTCTTGACGGTCTTGCTTAAGTTATTGGGGATCGGCACGGCGTTTTGGCTTGATTGAGTTGGGACGCTGCGACCAGTTGCGCAGGGCAATACCCAAGATGCCTAAGATGCCCGTTGCAAAGCCTGACGCCACGGCGTGCCACGCATCGGGAGGGGTGTAGAGCGCAAGCAACGCCTCAGCGACGGAGGCGACGACAATGGCTAAAAGAGCCCATACCGAGTACTTCTTGAAGATCGAGGACCAGCTTTCAGACTTGACGATGTGCTTCATCAATTGCCCCAATAGCTGGGGTCTTCCCCGGGTGACTCGTACTTCTTCTTTTTCTTCGGCGCCTGCGCCTTGATGACCGGGATCGCATCGTTAATCTGATCGACCGCTTTATCCACCTGGTCCGTAACAACCGCGGCTTTCTGTACGACTTGATCCGCTGTGACTGCGGCTTTCTGGGCGCGCCCCGCCGTCTCATGCATCATCTTTGTCGTTCTTTCTGCGCTATCTATGGCCTTTTGAGACATCTCCATTGAGGCTTGAGCAGACTCCACGGCTTTCTCGGACGCTTCGATGGACTTATCGACCTTCGCGGTCATCGCGGCGATTCGCTGGGTTAGCTCTGGTATCTGCTGGCTCACCATCGCCCGAGAGTCGGATAAACGCTTCTCTATCGTAGAAAAGCGCATGGCATCACGCTGTGTCTGCCAGAGGATCCCGATAGCGATGCCCACCACAAAGACACCCAGCACGAGTATCCAGCCCAAGAGAGACGATTTCTTCATACGATTCCTAGTGAAGGAACGGCTTGGCGCCGAGATAAGCGAGGTACAGAAGCCCGGTGATCAGGGCGTACAACGCTGGGCCTGTAAAGCCTTCCAATGTCTTCGCCCAAAGTCTGGAAGCCCGCTCTTCCTTCAAATCCCGGCCTTCATGCCAATGCGCATGCTTTACAGCGCCCTTCGGAAATCCCTGGGCCAATCCTTCAACCCGATCTCCAAGTCGTTCCACCTGGCGCTCGATCTCCCGGTAGTGGGCTGTGTTCTGCTCGTGGCGTTCGTCCAAGTCCTCCTTTAAGGAGAGGACTGCATTGGTCAATTCCTGAATTTCGGACATTTCCGCCAATCCTGTCAGGGCTCAAAAAAAGCCGCCTCTAAGGGCGGATATGGGTAAAATCGGAAGACCTTTACCCCCTACGAGGGCGGCATGATCAGCTTTTCGGACATTCCAGAGCGTGCGCTGTGGTTAAGCGGTATCTATCTCGCGATCTGCACGATCAAGGGGTTTCTAACGGGATGGCGAGGAACGCTGCGCCCCGATCAGCGCCGGGTACATGAATTGTTGAGCCGGCGTCATAATGGTCGGTGAAGGCAACGCAGGCGGGGCTTGAAGTGCCGACAGTCCGGAAGGCGCATCTAACAGCAGCCGTTGCATCTGCTGCATGATCGACTCGTTCTGACCGCGCAATAGGGTATTGGTGAGTTTGCCCACGCCTCGCCCAAGAACACCTCCCACGACTGCACCGCCAGGACCGCCGAGCAGATATCCGCCTGCCCCGCCCAAAAGACCGGTAATGGTTCCTGGCGCCTGACCTCCTAGATATGTGCCAAGCCGGCCAGGCAGAAGGTTATTAAGCAGGTTCTGTGTCGCCAGATTCTGTGCGGTAGAAGACCCAGCGGACCTCCCGAGTCCGGTATTGCTCGCGCGCAGCAGATCGTCCCGTACGGCGGTCAGCGCTGCAATTTGTGCATCAGTCACCGTCTTTGCAGGCCGAACCCCAGGCTTAGCCACTTCCCGCTTGATGCTGTTTAAGGCGTTTTGGACTTTGGCGAGCGTCACATTCCCCGTGGCATCAGTGAGATTGAGACTTTGCAGGTACTGCATTGCATCGATGGGCTTGGACGCACCTGCATAAGCCGCGCGGGCATTCGCATATCCTGGAATTTCCTGGTCCATCAGGGAAAGAAGTCGATCCCTAACCCCTAGGAGGTTGGCCGCCTTAGCCCTCTCTCCTGCTTGGGCAGCAGCGCCGATCTGATCGTCCAACGCCGTCTTGATGTGATGCAGTCCTGTCCCGGACACGTAGGTTTCTGGAACGCCCACCGCGCCGCCACGGTTGGCATTGGTGCGGTTCGCCACCTGGTGCTCTATGGTGGCGTTGGCGTTGTTCGCCATCCGCTCTGCATCGGCATAGGCGGACTGGAATGCCGGCGTTTGCTTTAGCGCTGCGTATTCCGTGTTTGAGGTCGGGATGCCAACTTGGGTGCTGAGATAGTCGTCGGCAGCATTGGCGTCCCGAGCCGCTTTCATCGCCGCCAGGTCATCCACACTTCCCCGCACAGAATCAATCGCACCTAGACGCGCTTCTGCATTAGCCTGCTCACGTTGGACAAATGGATTGGGGTTTAGGTCGCGGATCGTTCTTTGGACAGTGGCGATCCCAGGGTTACCGGTAGCCTCCGCAAGCGTCGGACTTGAGCCAGGAATGATTTCGCCCGCGTTGGGCTTCAGCGGGCCGCCAGCCATTGCGCGCGATAACAATCCTTCTGCTACGCGCTGCTGGCCTTCCTCTGTGAAAGGATCGACCATTGCCCGAAGCGTGGAACCTACCTTCTGCCCTGTCGCGTTCAACGTCGCGCCCGCAACTGGCAACGCGCCACCCAGCAAACCGCCAACTTGGATGTTGTGCATGGCTTGTTGGTCGTAGTCGTTCCCACCGCCTGTGATCAAATCCGAGAGAGTCTGCGGCCTGGGTTTGACTACGACCGGGGCGGCAGAACCATACGCGGCACCTTGCAGCAAACCGCCTCCAGCTGCCCCAGCCAAGCGGCCAACGTTTGCAAGACCTGGATTTGAACCGAGCCTGCCTAGCAGGTTAGCCCCAAGTTCACTCGCTCCGGTCAGTAGACCTCCCGCAGCTTCGGGGCCACCGATGAGGCTTGTAGCGATGTTTCCTGCTACGCGTCCAGTGCCAGCGGCAAACGAGCCTGGTGTGGCGTCTTGGTACTCTTTCTCGCGCTGCGCAATCTCAGCATCGCGTGCGCCTACGTTTGCCTTGCCTTTGTCCGCGAGGTTTGTCCCGAAGGTCGAATCGAAGGCTTTAAGAATATCCAGGCCCTGATGCATCTGGCTCTGGGCAAAACCTACCGGAAGGTCGGTCAACCCTTGGGCCAATCCTGCTTTCAGGTTGGTTATGGTGTCGTCAGAGGGCGGTTTGTCCGTCTGATTCGAAATATTGACATGCAGCGTTCCGCTAGGATCGTAGTAGGACGTGTTCGTACTTTCAGACGGACTCTTTTGCGCCGTCGCGGCTCCGCTAAAGATATCGTCGGGTTCGGGAGTCGTTGGGCCGCTCTGCTGGGTAGCCGTCTTCGCGCCGCCGAAGATATCGTCCGCCGCTTGCGCAGACGGGAAGATCGCATCAGCGGCTTGGTTCAGGAAGCCTCGCAGGCCCGTCACGCCCTTCACAGCCTTGGTGGCAGCTACCAGCTTCGCAGCATATTGCGGGTCTTGAGCGTACCCGCCGGCTACCAGCCCTTGGGCGAATTTCTCGGGGTCGTCGCCTACATTCTGAGCCCCTTGGTACTTGCGCCCGATAAGACCTGCGTAGTAGTTTCCAAAATCCTGCGGAGTATTGAACGACATATAGTTGTCGTTGGACCCTGTAGCGTTGTCAGTCGCTGCCACCCCTGCCCCTGACATGTCCTTGATGTTTCCAAGGTTGTTCGTGCCCGGGATAACGTGAGCGCCCCAGCCGGTTTCTAAACCCCACTGTCCTAGAAGAACGGACGGATCGACGCCGATCTGCCCGCCAATGTTGTCAGCGACCGGGCCGTATTGCTGTGCGAACTGTGCGGGAGTCGTCATTTCTGCGTTTGCGGGAATAGGGGATTCTGGGTAGACCAGGCGGAAAGTGCTGCCTGGAAGTCGTTCCCGTTCGGGTCGGTGGAATCCAGTCGGCCGTATTTCTGCCGCCATTTGCGGGCGAATTGGGCCACGTCCTGTTGGCGCTGCAATACTTTGGTTTGGTAATCGATGAGCTGCTTGCGGCCTTCGTTCGTCTGGTTCAACCCAGGGACAGAGGCCGTCAAGAAGTTCCGGTCCGCGTCCGACATGGAACCCGGCATTCCACCACCGTTTGAAGGATCGCGCAGTTGCAACGCCAGCTGATTCCCGATTGCTACTGCGGCTTCCTTCGCCGGCAATTGAGGATCAATCTGGATGCCAAGTGAATTTGCCAGCTTGGCACCCTGCATCCCGACATTGGACAGCGAGCCACCATCAAACCCATCCAGGAGTTGCCCCACGCGCTGATAGTTCGCGATCTTGCCAGGGGCATTCATGCCTGCGGTTTGCAGATCGTTATAGGTCTTGGCCGATGCTTGGGCAACAGAGTTGTTGAAATCCTGATCGGCTTGGCTCGGTGTCGTGCCAAGACTTCCGGGCTGGGTTGTACCGTTCAGTGCTGCCACGGCTTGGGATCGAGGCATCATCTTCGTGCCGCCTTTCCCATCAGGCACCGGGACGAGATCAAGACCGGCCTGAGTGTTCTGCTGATCGCGGTTCTGTGCAATGTTGAATGGAAGTTGTGCGCCAGCAACCGAAGCAGCCTTGGAACCCTCAATTTGGGCGTTTCCTTGGACATAGCCAGGGATCAGCGCCAATTGTGGCTTGCCATCCGGTCCAGTCGTGAAATTGAACCCAGCCGGCACCTGGGGAATAAACTCTCGTTGCCCGGTGACCGGGTTGTCGTAGAACGATCCTGGTTGGCGTTGCACGCCATCGTGAGCGTATTTGAACTGTGGCATCAAATCCACGCCAGCCAACTTTAAGGCGGTGACATCGCCCAAGGACAACGGGAACCCCGACGAGGGAGCGGCATTTGTCCCACCAGAACTCGAGCCGTCAGGCCCTGATGGAAGCGCGGAAGGACTAGCAGCGGGCACCGTCCCGGCAAGTGGTGCCCCTGCCGCATTGGGCGCAGCCTGTCCCGATGGAGCACCCTGAGATGTAGGATTGAGGCGTTTCAAGACATTAAGAAGGACGCCTTGCTTTTGTGCATCTTGGTTGAGCTTTTGAACTTGAGCCTGTCGATACTGATTGATTGCCTGGCTCTGCTGCGCCGATTGCGCTGCCTGCAACCCTTGAAGCGCACCCAGCCCGATGGCGTTACCCGCATTTGGTCCACGAGAATTGCCCAGGATGCCGAGCCCAGCAGCTAGCAACCCATAGGTGCCAGGATCGTTTTGCAGTTGATCGAAGAAGCCACCTGCGGTATCAGCCATTTAGGCCTCCGAACATCATGTTGGGCGTAGCTTGAAGCCCCAAACCACCGGTTCCTGTGAATCCGAGTTGAGCACTGCCGAATCCAAGGTTAGGGGCCGATTGAGGAACGCCCTGCCAGAATTGGCCGGAAGAAGGCAGCATCGATGGCGTGTTCATGGCATGCCCCAACAACCCCAGGCTCTGGCCCATCATCTGATTGCCTTGTTGAGGTTGTGCCCGAGAAGCCTGTTGGAGCATCGCGGCGCGCTGTTGGACCTGCAACTGAGCTTGTTGGCCCGCCTGCTGAAGTAGCTGGACTGTTTGAGGGTCGAGTGTGCCTAGCATTGTCGTCACCTAGAGAGATTGCAGCAGACCAAGCGCGCCACCGCCGATTGCACCAACGGCAGCGCCGATCCCAGGCACCGCAGAACCCAGCGCAGCGCCAGAAAGCGCTCCTCCAGCGACTCCGGCGATTGGATTTGAACCCTGAGTGCCTGTAGTCGTAGAAGTCCCGCCTAAACCGGCTCCAGGTTGGATGATCGAGGCGTAATTTCCGAGGTTTTGCCAGTTGTATTGATTCGGCGCGCCCAAAGCGGCCAACATCTGCTGGTACGTCTGGTTATTCGCCTGATTCGTGGCCGTCTGAAGCGCTGTACCTTGTCCGATCAGCTGAGAACCGACCTGAGCAGCGTTCAAAGTGTTGTTGACGTTGTTCTGGGCGTTAGTAGAGGCCTGAGAATTGAGCGCTTGGCCCGTCGAAGCCTGCAATTGTTGGGCGGTGTTGTACGCATTGCCCTCCAGTTGCGCGGCTTGAGAAGCTAGCGCGTTCGTGACACCTTGAGTACCCAGTCCTTCGACAATTCCTTGCCGAGAACCGCCATAACCACCTGCTGCAACCGCTCCGGACCTCAGCCCAGGCGCCACGTTTTGCAGGAAATTGGTCGATAGGTCGTTGCCCATCGCATTTATCTGTTGATCCAGGACGCCTTGATTGACTTGACCCGATAGAGCCTGCCTCAATGCCGCGGTTGGATCGAGCGCACCCTGAGAAGCCCGCGCAGCTGACAGGTCGACCTGAGAACCTTGGCCGTTGACGAGGTTGTTCCCGACGTTCTGAATCGTCTGGGCACCTTGGTTGCCTTGGATCTGGCCTCCTAGATTGCCTAGCCACTGGCTAACAACGTCCTGCATCTGAGGTGTGAAGCCACCTTGCCCGTACAGATTCGCAGCTTCTGAGTAAATCCCAGGAGTTCCGCCTGTGGTGGTCGTGATGTAGTCGTCCGGCGAGTAAGTCGGTGCCCCTCCATTGGGGTCCCACTCTCCATTAGCGCCCCACCCGCCTTGACCGCCTCCGATGGGAACAGCGCCAGGCTTGAGCGTGGTCGTCGTCGTCCCACCTGTGCCCGTCAAGTACTGCTGCACGCCCTTCCACGGTTCCGAAGACGTGGTTTGGCTTCCGCTATTTCCGCCACCAGGCATGATCACAGCTCCTTAGTCATATTCACGAATTTTTGTTTCCACCCAAGCGAACCCAACTTGCGGCGCCACCCAGGGCGTCCATGCATTTGGATGCGCCTACATCCCTTTTCTCGGGCGAATCGTGACAACACGTCTTCGCCAGCCTTCAGCCATCGGTCCATACTGCGTCCGCCAAGGCACACAACCACCAATTCCGATGCTCTGCCACCTGTCGCGATGCAGGTCACAAAAGCCCCGGCGGGCTCTCCGTCATCGATGAGCCAAAGTTGGTATTCGCGGTTCTTAATCTTTTCCAGTACTTCGTCGGCCGTCTGAATCGAGCCGCGCTCCAAGGCTTCTTCCACCCAATCGCAAACCAGCGGCCAAATCTGGGGCACCGCGTCACAGGGAACCCCCTGGATGCGGATCAAGGTTTCTTTCATGGTTACCAGCTGATGGCTTCGACTTCGTCGGCGGTTGTCGTTGCGTCAACTTGGGCTTTCAATGCCCATGACTTCGCGTATTGCGTGTTGCAATGAACAAGCAAAGCCGCCCCAAGAGCAACTAGGGCATCCGCAGTCATGGGGACATTCTGTTCGTCCAGCGTGCGCCAGGTGAACCCATCTGGAAGAGGTATGCCCGCCTGAATGCTGCCCACCGTACCGATAAGGTTCGTACGGGATACCAGATCGGCGCCGAATTGATTCCCTTCGAAAGTGAAGCCCGCGCCTATTGCAAGCAGACAAGCTGTCTCGATTTCGGCTGACTTCTTATCCTTCAAGTCAGCCAGAATCTGATCTTTCGTTCTTGCCTGGGCGAAGTCGATCATGTCGGCAGTTCCACTCTACCAGCCGATACGGTCAACGGTTGCGGGAATCTGGCCTGCTCGGACGCGTCACTACGCACCGGAAATCTGAGTGTCAGACCCAGCTCGCCATTCTGTCGTTCCGCGCCAATGACATAGTCATTCCCAATCGCTTCCGAAGGCAGGACAGCACCCTCAGGAAGCGGGCCAAAATCGAGTTCTTCTCCGTTGACAGTCAGCACATCGCCAGACACCGAGAGAGACAGCCCGGTTTCTTCCGGCAGCGGCTCATAAGGGGAAAGGAGTATCTTCACTTCCACCTACCGATGGCAGAGAAGGAGTAGACAAGCGAGAGCGCGGCGTTTGGCCCCAGAGACGTAAAGGACGGCGCACTGGCTGTCGATACACCGGTGTTTATGAACACGGCTGATCCGTCTAGGCCGAAGTCTTGCCTCGATGTGTACAGCGCCGTCCCCGCGCCATTAGTGGAGGTAAAAAAACTCGCCCGCATGGACGAAACCGGCCGCCCGACAAAAGCCGCAGGCTGGGAAGGGGCAATCGTCACGAATCCACCCGCAGCGACGCTTGAGTTCACAACGCCTTCATTCCAGGTGAATTGGGTTCCCTCAACCAATCGCAGATAGTGCCCGTTCGAATTCGATCCGGAAGATTGCACGTCGTTCGTCGGCACCCACGCACCGCCAACATATCCGTAATACCCAGCACCATTGCCGGGGTTCCAGTCCGTCCCATCAGCGAGAACAATCATCCCCTCACGAGGTTTCGGCGGGGCGGCATACTGCTTCTCAAGATAAAGGAATGGTTCTGGCGAAAACAATGCTTCACGTATGCGATGCAGCTCCTGCCGGGTCCACAGTTGATCGTAGGCGGTGGGCGGGTTGGTCGGGGTATACATCAGTAATCCCCAAAAACCGTAACGTCCATATCGAACTGCTTAAGGCGCCAGGACACAATTCCCGTCGACTCAAACCGCACTGCGAGATATCGACCACTGACCTCCAAGTCCGCCTTTAGGTCTTGCCCAACGATGAACGGCACAGGACCGACCCAATCCACAGCATCTTCCAAGTCGTCTTGAGAGCCGACATAGACATTGATCTGCGTCCCGGATTGCGCGTCGATTCTCGGCCGAATACCTTTGCAGTATTTCACCGACTCAGGAGCATCAAACGACATTCCCGTCTTTTCGGCGTAGCTCGTGAAAGCCGTCCCGCTGAAGGTCTTCCCGGTATCTACCAATACCAACGTTTGATCCACTGCGGACGCCAGCATGACCCTCGGAGTCGCTTGCGTGTACTCGTACTGGTTCCATGCCGTGTCGTCCGTATCCCAAGGGTCCGGATCAGCATCCCAGGAATTCCCTAAGTCATAGACAATGGTCCCTGAGGCCCCCGCCGATGCAAGGGCAATGTCTCGGATTCCCCAGGTGCCGTCTTTCCAGTTGAAAATCAGTGCGGTATTGGGCCAGTCTGATCCAGTCTTCGGGACACAGAACCAAGCCTCATTCATCCGGATATTCGCAACCGCAAATGCCCTCTGATAGGTATCTGCGTTGAGGTTGTTGAACAGCCAGTCTCGTACCCTTCCATCGGCTACCGAAATGGCGCTGGAACCATCAAAGTTCACAACGTCGCCTTGAGTAAGGACTAGATGGCCGCCAGACCAAGGTACAACGCAATCCTGCGCTAAGGCTCCAATCCCGGGGAGTACTTGCTTGGACGACCAGATATAGGGCGACCCTACATAGTCCAATTGCCAGATGCTGTTTTCTTTATAAACAATCAGCGATTGACCAAACGGAACCGCATCTACAACAACGTCGCTCGTATCCGCGAGGTCGAATTCGCCCGCGTCCTTCGTGGGATCGGTGATATCCCACGAAACGGGTAACGTCCCAGGATCGGCTTCAGTCGACCACCTCACCGCATAGGGCCGCGATGCTCCGTTGTCTGTCAGATTCAGTGCAAAGAGAAAGTTGCGGAAAGGCCGAATCACCTTCGCCCGCAGTGTGGATGGCCATGCGGTCAAATCCGCGGCTTTTGTGGCCGGGTTACCACCCCAGAATTGAGGTACATCTTTGCCGTTGTTGACGACGAGCACACCGGACAAGACACCGCCGTTCCATCGATCATCCGCCGTCCCTGTGTAATTTCCTGATGCCCGCGTAATGTCTGTGTGCGTGTCGTTCTCTACTGCTGTGAGCTTCTGAAGGCCGGCATAGACCCAATATCGTCCCATAATCCCTTGGGTGGGGAACAACGCATACGGGGCCGCCAATAATGACCCGTGGACCTGCGCCTCACCTTGGAACTTCTCCACGTACCCATTGCGAAATCGGACGTTTCCACCACCGGACCACTCATTCTGCGAAAGTTCAGTAGCGAAGGCATCGAGGTTTATCCCCGCACCCATGTCTTTGAACGGAATCACTTAGATCGTCCACACGGCCAGTTGAATCGCATCGATATAAAGTCGAACGTTGTTGTTTCCGTCAAACTCGAAATGGATGCGGCCGGTTGCGACGTTAGACGTTGGGTAGTTCCCCGCCGCCTGTTTTGTCCCCGGGTCAAAATTGCCGGTCGTCCAGAACGTTTGCTGAACGGCGTTGTCGATGTTTATGCCAGGAGATGTTCCATTCCAGGTGAGCCCATAGATGTGGGTATCCCGCGACACCGCATAGTTCCCTGTCGGTTGCCGCGTCGATATCTGGCCCGCGATGTAGTCAAAGAGGTTGCTTCCCCAAGCAGCCCCCACGATATTTCCATCGGCTCCCAAGTAGGCCGTACCGTTGCCTGCTTGAACCACTCCACCGGAGGTTACGACAGGCGCGGATATTCCTCCCGAAAACGCCGCACCGGACAGGTTTGCCTTTGAATTGAGTGCAGTCTGAGTTGCCGTAGAGATCGGCTTGTTAGCATCCGATGTGTTGTCGACGTTCGACAGCCCGATAGACGACTTGGAGTAGACCTGAACGTAAGCCGACCCACTCCATTCCATCACGCCCGTTCCAGGCAGGTAGATTGGGCCGATATTCGAACCAGGCGAGGACGAGACTTGCTGAAGCGCTGACTGCCAACTCGCGTTTGTCCCGTCTGTCTTAAGGAATTTCCCTGCATTCGACGCCTGCGAAGGCAATGAAGATTGGAACTGCGCTTGGTCTACATAGTCATAGACGGCCTGAGAATTCCCAGCCAGCAGTCGATAGTTCGTCCCATCACAGACCACTACTACCATGCAGCCATTCGTAATGGCATTGGCCCTTAGGGCCGATCCCTCCGGGTTCTGGATCGCCACCGCTGAAAGGGAGCCGATCTTGAGCGTCGATGCTCCGGTATTGGCGTGGTTCGCCTTGAAAATGATGATCGTATTGGCCTTGATCGAAGCAGGCGCAGGGCTGATCGTGACAACGTAGTCGTTCGTCGTCGCTCCTTGGGCTTCCGAGCCTGCAATCAGGACTTCCCCTGGAAACCCTGCAAAGCAGTGAGTCAGGACCGTTTTGACTAACCGGAAGTTATCGTCGCCCTCAGACTTCGGCGCGCTTCCATCAGGCTTGGTAGGGTCTAGTCCCGCGATGTAGTTGGTGCTTTCAACCGCCATTACGTCCTCGCCCGTCCAATTGACAACGCAGCACCGGCAAACCGCGCCTGGTCATCTGCGAGCTGAATTCCTTGAATTGCCGAGTCCCCACGGTCCTTCCACATCGGCATCCGAGCGTCGTTCAACAGATACGGCTCGGCTTCCGTCAACGCCCCAAATAAGTAGGCGTCCGGGTGGTTCTGAAGTACCCAATTTGTAGCGTTTTCAGTACTCAACGCAGGAATGCGCGCGTAGTACAGGAGATTGATCGAAGCGGTATCTCCAGATACGCGGATCATGTTGCCTTGAAGCACGTAGTACCCCGCTTCCAGTTCACCGCCGAACTGGATCGAGGTCATCAAGTCCAACTCGTCCGTGCCGTCATCGATCAACACGGGTTCCAGAAAATCCGAAGGCAGCACAGCGCTACCACCGAACACTCCTAGTTGAGCCGTAGTCCTTTGCTTGGTCGTTCTCAGCACTCGATTGATCCGCGATTCAAACAACGCAATGAAATCCGGAATCCGTGCCGTTTGGTCCTTCCGCTTGATCCAACCCGCTATAGAAGCGGTCAGCGCCGAATAGTTCTCAAAGCTCATCGCTTGTCCACGAGAAAGTAGCTGTGCTCAGGATCGGCCAAGAACTCTTCCAACAAGCTCACATCACGCATCACGTCATCGAATCCCAAGCCTCTACGCTTTGCCCACGAATCCAACACCACGATAGGAACCCGAGCTAGATGCCGGTCCCCATTGGGGCGCGTCCACTTCCCTTCGTTGTGAAGAGCTTTGGCGTGCTCCAGGATCGGTTCCACGTCCCGGATCGTCTCAATGGCGTACTTGCCATCAGCTTCGAGGAAGCGGGTGATCTTGCCGGGCGATTGGTTCAGGATGCGCATAAAAAAAGAGCCGGGTTATTAGCCCGGCCCTTCTGGGGTTGCTGACGTTAGGTAAGGTCGCGCACGGCGAAGTTGCCCAGCGGCGCTTGACACTGCAGCGTCCACTCGGTGTTGACCATGCGCTTGCGGTTGTCACCCGTCTTCGCCAGGTCAATCGCCGTCATGGGACGCAACACGCGCTGCTTCCACAAGGCCGGGTCGATACCGAACACTTCACGCTGACGCTGATACCGGCTGTTGATGACCTTGTAGATGCCAAAGTCGCCACGGTAGATATCGATCGTCGCGTTCAGGGTCGTGTCCGAAGTCACCGTGAACTTGGTGCTGTTCGCGTCGAACCCGGAGAACACCGCACGCTGAGACGACGGGATATACAGCGACAGGTTCGCCTTCGCGCCAGAGTTCCACGCCTTGGTGGCCGCTTCGTTCAAGAGCGTTTCGGTAAACGCACGCTGAGTACCGTCCGTCTGAGCGGTGTTCGTAGCGGGGTTGGGATCAGCGCCACCCGAACCAATGCTGGTGTTCTGGTAAATGAACCCAAGAACACCCCGAGCTTGGGGAGCCGTACCGGACGCAGCCGCGATGGCGGTGGAGTTCTGCAAGGAGGCGAACTCGATATCGCGCTTCAGTTCCACCATCTTCTTGGCGTCTTGATACGCGACTTCGGACTTGCGGCCGTACTTGTCCACAACTTCCTGAGTCATCGTCACCGCATACGTCTTGGACGAAATCTGCGTCCGGTTCGACAGCATGACGGTCGGGTCCAACGCGGCCGGAGTGGGTTCGTCGCCCTGTTCAACCTTGTTGTTCGACGGAGCATCGAGTTCGTCAGTCTGCCACTCCGGATTCACCGAAGTGCATTTGCTTCGACCGATGGCCGAAATGAAGGGGGTTTCTTCCGGATCGGTCCGGTAGATTTGATCGTCCACTTCCTCGCTGTCGCCGACAGCATTGTAGGAAGCAAACGAGTTAGCCAGCTTTGCCATGATTTAACCTTTTCGTTGCGCCATGAGAATCCCGGCCAAGGAATCAACGTTCCGTTTGGCAGCGTGGGTTTTCACGGCCTTGTCAATGGAAGAAGGCGGGGTAGAACGCGTCTGTTTGGCGGGTTTCGTCACTGACGCTTTCCTCACTGCCTCGGGCTTGCGGGTTTGCAGGTCGCGATACTTCGCGGCATCGTCAAGCATTCGGAAGACGCGTGGATCAGTCACTTGGCTCAACTCCTTCGGGGAAAACCCGTAGGTTTCGGTCGCGTGCTTGTTCCACACTTTCAGGCGTTCTGAGAAATCCGGCATTTCTGCAGACAAGGCTTTCGCAGTTTCCTGCTGGGCCTTCTTCACCTGCTCGTCCTTCTGCTCCTGCATAAGCTGTGATGCTTTGCCAAGGCGGTCCGTCAGCTCGGCTACCGTGCTTCGTGCGGTTTGAAGGTCGGATTGAACAATGGCGTAGCGCGCGGGGTCATCATTGCGGTTGATCTGCTTCAACGCAGATTCCAGATGCATCGCTGCGGCTCGGGCCATGTGCAATTCGCCGATCTTCTCGCCATACAAATTCATGGTCTCGATCTGGCGCTGCGCTTGGGTCTGGATCTCGGCTTCCGCCTGCTCACGCTCCTTGGACAAGGCTTGGGTCTTCTGGCGGTAGTCCTGATCCCGCATGTAACCCGCCTGCATTTCCTTCTCAGGCACCTCGTACTCGGTTCCATCGGCAGTCTTCCACTTGACGATGCGGTCCTGCGACGATTCCTCTTCGGGTTGATCGCCCTCACCGTCTTCTTCGGTGTCCTCTTCGTCTTGCGGTTCCTGCTCCTGGCCTTCGTCCTCGTCTTCCTCCGATTCGGATTCCGTTTCCGGTTGATCTTCTTCGGGTTCGTCTTTGTCTTTCGACTCCGCCAAGGTTTCGGCCAGGCTGTCCAGGGTGAATTCTTCAGGCATTGCTAGTTCCCTATTAGGTTTGTCTCCAACAAAAAAGCCACCCGAAGGTGGCTAAGTCGGTTGGACTTTCTAACGGCCGCAATCAATAGGCTTGCGGCAGGCCCTTTAATGTTCCGAGCCGTCGCTGTACTGAGCTTTCGCCTTTCCTTTGGCAACTCGAATTCCGGCATGCTTGCCGTGGTAAATACCTTTCGTGTCCGGCGCCTTCGGATGAGTAATCGCCGTAACCACGACACCACGCTCCTGCGCTGCCACCTCGTGTTTATGCACGAACGCATCGAAGGGCGGTAGGTCGTCATCCTGATCAGGTGCCGGCACTTCCAGTTCAGCCTTCGCGGCAAATGTGGTCGCCTGCTGGTGCGTGGACTCACCCACAACCGGCATCTTCTGTTCTTCGCCTACCTGAGCTTCGTGCTTGACCGGCTCAACTTGAGCTTGTGGTTTCACAACAGCATCGTTGCTGCCGCCAGTCTGTTGGCCCTTGAGTTCGCGGGCTTGCTGCTTCTTGTCCTGTTTCATTTCAAGTACTCCTTGATCCGTTGAAGGAATGTCTTGCTTGGTGGCTCAATCCCCAGCATCTGGCGTGCCGCTGCACCGTTTTGCAAGTAGCCTTCGAAGATTTGGATGAAGCGATTCTTGGCCTGAAGGATTCGGTGCAGTTCCTCGCGATCCGCCGCGGTCAAAGGCCCAGAAGCCCACAGCTCGTGAATCTGTTCGTCAATCAACGACAGGGCTTCCAAGACCAACGGGTCTTGCATGATCCTGTCGGCAGCCTCAGCCCGATTAAGGGCCTGCTGATCTTCGTCAGAGAGTTGCATCAGGTCGCCGTGTAGGTGGCCGTCACGTTGTGGTTGACGACATTAAGCGTCACCGTGCCAGTGGCGACCGTCAGCGTCTGGCCGTCCTGGACAACTGCCTTATTCGTCGGCAGCGGATACGTGGGCGTGAAGTTGATCCCGTTGGTGTGGTCCCAAACCTGCATCCACCCCATGTTGGTCATGACGTAGATGTCACCCTGATCCGAGATCGCAGCCTGACCCGGGTTTGCATCTACTAGGCCCGTCAAAGACTGGACGCTGCGAACCGCGTCGTTGATGCTGTGGATTAGATAAGCCATTTACATTCCTATAGGTCGGTGAATCTCAGCCGCCGTTTCAATGTCCTTGCGGTTCTGCTCGCGGGTATCCAATACCGCCTTGTTCACGGCCTGGCCGCGCTGCAATGCCAACTGTTCCTGCTTGATCTGAAGCTCAACGCCGGCTTGTTGGAGTTGCGTCTGCTTGATCTGGAAGTCCAATGCTTTCGCTTCCCTGGCTGCTTGAACCTGTTCCTGCTTACCCTGTAGCGTGATCTGCGCCGCCTGGACCTGAGCCTGAGCCAATTGAGCTGTTCCGGGGTCTTGCCCTTGCTGGGGCGGCGGCATCTGTGCATTCCCTGGGTCGGTCCAGAACTTGTCTACGTTCTTCAACCCTGCGACTTTGACCATCATCGCCAGGGTGTTGTAGACGTTCTTCAGCGTCACCAATGGCGCACCTGCGGCCATAGCAGTTTGTTGCGATTGCAGGGTTTGAGTCAGCGCCGCCATGACCAGCGACTTGTCTCCCGTGCCTTGTCCCGTTTCTATCGTGACGTCCATCTCCGGGTTCCATGGAGACGGATCGACCTCTACCCATTGGTTATTGAGCCGGATCGTCGCGGCCTTGTCCTGGTACGTCGTGACGATGCGAAGCAACAGACGAAACAGGTCTTTAACGCCTGTCTCAGCCATGATCCTCGCCATCATCCGCATACGACGATCACCGGCGCCCATGATCTTCGCGACACCGGTAGCCGTCTTGTTCAGGCTATCAGCATCAAGACCCTGGTTGTAGCGAGTAATCCCGGTCCTGGACTCACGCTTCGAGTCCATGAACTCGATGCCGGTCAACGCATCACCAGCGACGTTGGTCGTCACCAATGGCGAGATAGCATTTGCCATCGGCTGGTTACCACGGACAATCCCGCCAATCCGGTTGTTCAGTAGATCGTCCAGGTTTACCTGGGCCTGGGTGTTGACATACGTCCTGGGATTGTTCGCAAGTGCCAGAGAATCGATGTACTGGCGCTGCATCTCGGTAGACATATCCTGGATCGGGACCACAGGATCGGCCAGCGCCATCCCCACCAGGCGATGAGGGATGAGAATAGGCGTGAGCGTCACGAACTCATGACATTCCGCCTCTTCGTTCAACAGCGTGAGGTTCCCACCCCGGACGACCTTGCGCCACTCCGCAATACCGTCGCCGTCGTAGTCCAGCCGGATAAAGCCGTCGAATACAAGAACTTCCTCGGTTGACTTGTCGGGCCAATCCTGGCTTTCCCTCTGCGACTGAAGTTCGTCGTTCGCCGTCTGAGCGATTCCACCTTCTTCAGAGATAATCGTGTCAAAGGACAGGACATTGGCCGCATCGTCCTTGTCGTAGCCCAGCTCCACCATGTCGGAACGAGACAGGTACTTCATCTCGCCCACAATGTCAGCCGCAGCCAGCGTCTTCGCCCGAGGCGTGATGATGAAGTTCTCAGGCTGTACGTTGTCGATATAAGTCCGACCCTGCTTCTTGGCCGTCTTGATCGTCACGTCGTAGAGCTGCCTCACCGGCTGCTGTAGATACGCCTCAGCTTGAGCCCGCATATCCGGCGCCATCGTATTAAGCGCTGACATGATCTGCCGGCGGACCTGCAAGTCTTGAGGATCGTCGGAGGTTGACTGCGCCGACACCTCCGAATCCGGGTCTTGCAGAAGCATCGTGAGCTGATCCTCGTCCAGCCCTTGATAGTTCTTCTTCCTGACCTTATCGCATACCGCCCAATACGCCCGGACAATCCCGATCTTCGACAGCATGGCGTCTTTCAGCCATGTGTTCAGGATCATGAATCCCGGGTTCTGCTTCAGGAATACATAGTTGATGTAGTCCGTCGCTTGACCTGCATACGCCTCGTCCTCTTGGCCAACAGGTTCGAACTCCGCTACGTTGTCCCCGGACAGGAAGATTTCAACCAGGTCAGGTAGCGCAGACTCAATGACCTCGAATACGTCCCAGGAGACGGCCTGAGAACGGCCAGCAGGTGCGCGGACATGTTCACCCAGGTACGCCCTATAGTTCCTGTCCCGGTCGTGCTTAAGGTGTTCCTCTTGCCACTGAGCAGCCTCGTTGATCTGGCTATCGAGCGACTTCTCAAACTCGTCATCAGTCATCGCCATACATGGCTCCTAATGACGGATACTTGATCTCGCCGCCCCAATCTTCGTTTGTCATCTTCGGGGCATTGACCGCGATATAACGCAGGTTGTCCGCGCCGTGGCTGAATTCATCGTGCAAAGGCGCTCCGGGCTCATTCGTCGTCTGGTTGATGCTTCTGCGGTATCGCTTGGCACACTGCACAATCCGATCCGCCTTCACCTTGTCAAAGACCATTTGGGGAAACGCCATCCGAACCAAGCGTATCCCTTCCTCAACCTTCATGTTGTCCGTGATCTCGACCGTCCAGCCCATCGCCTGCATGATCTCTCGGGCTGATTTGCCGGTCTTGAAGTCTCGATGCTCCCCGTCATGCGGCAGGAAGAGCTTCCCCCAATTCATGTTCTTCTTCTTCAGTTCCGCCGACCACCAATCCAGCGTCTTGTGGCTGTCTTCCAGGTTTTCGATCACGCGAATCTCGGACCTGACCTTCTGAACCAGTGAGATCGACATTGCGTCGTTCCAGCCCAGGTCAAAGACCACATGAACTTTCAGCAGCGGGTCGTACGGAATGTTGGCGATCCTGCCCTGATCCTGGGCGGCTTGAATTTCGTCGTAGTAGATCGCCCCAGCAACAGCTGGAAGACATTTGCCCTCCCATATCTGGGCGTAACCTTTGGGATCGCGTGCCAAGCAATCCTGGCGCTCCTGTTCCAAGACCTTCGGAAACCACGGGTTGTCGCTGTAGTTCATCTGAACCACCACAGCGTTTTGCGGCGGGTTCAGCACGAAGCGCGCATATGTCTCGTCGGTATCGAGCTCAGGATTGAGGGAAATCCAAATCTCTGACCCGTCTTTACGAATGGTCGGATTCAGAATGTCCCAGGACCGCTTACTGATCTTCTGGGCTTCCTCGCACCATACGTAATCAACACCCTCGTAGGACTTGATCGACTCCACCGTATGATCGGCTAAGCCAGCGAAGAGGAACTCCGTACCGTTCGCGCCTCGTATCTCGGTATTCAACACCGTGTAGAACCAGGACAGGCCCAATACCTCAACCTGATCCGACAGGAGCTTGTGCACTGAGTCCTTGATCGACTTCTGGACCTCCCGCGTGCACAGGATGCGGACTTTCTTCTGTGTGCCCAACGCCAATAGCGCACGGGCAAATGACCAGGACTTAGCCGACCCTCGCCCACCGTGCGCCACCTTGTATCGGGCAGGCAGGAACAGACACTGGAGCTTCTCTGGGAACTCCAGCTCCGGTAACTCTCGGGCGCCCATTTACTCGCCTGGCGCCTTGAACTTGATCGTCAGAGCCATGTTCAGCGGCTCATCGGGGTTTCCCACATGCTCGATCTTGTCTCCGTACTTCTTCGGAGCCATCTTGGCTGCTAGCCATTTCCGAGCATCGACCCTCAGGCGAGAACGAGCGACGATTTCCTGATTGGTGCGCTCGTTGCCGTCCTCGTCCGTGTAGGTGTCATTGCGACCGTCATCCGCGATTTCCAGGATTTCCTCAGCCATCCGGTCCGCCTGGGCTTCTCTCGCGCGCGCGTATTGGTTGCGGAAGTCTGGGTGCGCCTCAATCCACCGCATAACCGTAGGCAGTGAAGGTATGTCCTCGGAGGCGCAGATCGTCCTCAAGCTCTCGCCTTCCGCCAGGCGAGTGCATATCTTGTCTGCCTTCTCTTGCGTGTATGAGGACGGGCGACCGACTGGCATGATTAGCAAGTAATGGCGGGATAACTGTCCCAAGGCCAACTCGGCAACAGCCGCCTAGTGTCCCAGGGTTGGGCGGGCCGATACGGAGTGACGCTTGGAACAGATACGGGCGGAGTGACCTTGCGAAACACGGTGGCCAAATGCTCTTTAACTGCCTGCCATTGGGCGTCGGTCGGCGGCTTGCCGGATTCCAGCTCTACGAATCCGTTAAGCCAGTAGGCGAATTGTTCCGCCGTCACTGCTGAGCATCCTGAGCGGGCGCATCCGTAGCGGCATCCTGAGCAACCTGCTCTTTCTTGCCCTCGAACATCGCCTCGATGTAACCCCACTCGCCTTCAGCCCAATCGAACATCTCTTTGAGCTTGTCCTTTACTTCGTCCAGCAGGGAATGCTTCTCGGCAACCGAGACGGTCGGAGTCGCCGGAGCGGCGGGAACTTGGGTTTCGTCAGTCATACGACACCTGGAAGAAAAAAGCGCCCGAAGGCGCAAAGCTCTGGGGAGCAGAGACTTAAATGATTCCGGTCAGTACAAGAATCAGGAGGATTACGAACACCACGCCGATTCCACCTACCGGGTAATAGCCCCAACTCGCGGCATACGGCCAAGTCGGCAACGTACCTACAAGCAGGACTACCAGCACAATCAGCAAGATCGTGGTTAACGGCATGGCGACTCCAAAATGAAAGCGCCACCAGGCTTGGAAGCGAGGTGGCGCTAGGTATGTTGCGGATGCTCAATCTATCTCGGCAAACTCCCACTGAGTCAAGGAGCTGAGGCTGGACGCAGTTTCACCAACGTCCCATTGCCTGATTCTCTACCCGCTAGAGTGATAACTTCTCATCCTACCTGAAAGAGTCTATATTCATCTAGACACTTCCACTAGGTCTCTAGACGAAATAATTATCTCCTCGTAGCCGTTTAGATACGCACCGCCTAGAACATGGGCGACCTGCTCCTGGAATGGCCCGAGGCGAAAGTAATACTGCGCGATGGACATTCCCAACTTGTGCGCCTTGGTCTTGGCAGGGCCTGGCCAGATGTAGTGGGCGATCATCATCAGGCGCCCATTGGCGTGAAGGCTATTCACCGCCGCATCTGCGCGCCTGAGATCATCGTCCACCATGGGAACGTCTGGATCGACGCTACCCCATCCACCGTGGTCTACCTTGTCCTTGGCAAAGGCTGCTTCCGTGGGATACCCAAGCCGGTTGGCATTCTCCCGGCGTTTCCAGGCGCCCCACTCGCCCATGAGTTCATCGAGCTTGGTTCGCATCACTTACCCTTATAACTGTCGGGATGCCGTTGCTGTATCTTGGAAGTCAGAGGGATCGTCTTTGGCATCCTCTCCTGCTTCAAGCGCTCCATGACGTTTCTCATTGCTCGATCCGGCTTGAGTTCCGGGCGCTTCATTGGGTCATTCATATCTCAGCTCCATTTCTTCGCATATCACCCATCGCAGATCCTCTATTTTGTCCAGCAGAAATTCCACCATGCGCGCATCGACCAGCTCCATGAAAGCAGCCTCAAGTCGCTCCAATTCATCGGTAGTATTGCTGGATTTCGCAGTCTGATATGCGTGCACAGCCTTCTCCAAGGCGTCGAACTTCTCCGCTTCATTCATATCCATATCTCCTGTCTAGAACCTTCCTCCACCACGCCTTATAAGCATCTTTCAGGCAGGCGCCGTATCCCATCTGTCCGCGTCCGAAGACCCAAAATCCGATCAGGGCAGCAGGCCTAGCACGCGGTTTGTAGGTGTCGCATCTCATGCTTCGCCTTTGCGGTTATTGCTACACCAAGGGCCGCCCAGGCGTGGCTCGACATGCCGTACAGCGGCCCAGGTTGTTTCTTTGTGCCGATCTGCGGGGTTTTTCCGCCACCCGTAGCGGGGAATAGGTCTATCAGGGCTTGGCGCACGTTTCCATCCTTGGCACGAGGGCTCCCGCACAGGTGCAGCTTTACGTCCTTGCGATACACCAATTCCGCCGTGCCTGGGGATTCCAGGGCCTGCTGGAACCTGCCGATCCAAACGCAGGTCTCGAATACTTCCCGCCCAACCGGCATGCCGTAGCTGGCGATCATCTCAATGGCGACGGTCATACCGCTTTCCATCCCCAACCGCTCCAGGATCATTTGGTTTGGCTGCACGCCGCTGGATAGCACTTTGTGAGGGTCAGGTAGGTAACGAACCCACCCTGATTGTTCTGGGCCGGGATCAATCGCTATGATCGAATGAACCGGTCTGGGTCGGAACCCGCAACCTGCGGTAGGGTCGATGGCGACCTCCATCTGCATTTCCTCTAGGCGGCTCATAGCTGCCCCGTGATCACGGCAGATAACCCCACTGCCACAACCATCGCCATACAAGCCTCGTAGCCAAGAAATCGGCCCCAGTCTCGACGTTCGCGGAAATGGCAATACGCAACGCCATACATGAAAAATAGGGCAACTACCAGAAACAGAAAGCCGATCACCCTGGCAAAAATCATCGCGACCATGCTAGTTGCCCTCCTTCACCATCTCGTGAATCCAAAATCCTCCGCCTAGTATCATCGCTACCATTCCTGCCATCATCCAGTGATAGTGTTTTGTATAGGCTTCGGCGAGTACTGCCATGCATAACCAGCCAGTCCAAAAGGCGATCCAGTCTTTCATTCCAAGGCCCCAACTTGCGTGAGCAAAACCCGGAACGGGTTGAATTCATCGGTGATGTTCGCCCGCAGCCGATTGATAATCTTCATGCTCGGAGGGCGGCGCATATGCCTTTCTTCATCCTCACCCGGGCATCCCCGATAGACCGCATGCCAGCCGTCCGTCAAGACCCACCCACAGATGTGGATCATTCCTTCCTTGTGAAGGCGCCAGAGATTCGTCTTAATAGTGGATGGAAGAATCCCGGTTTTTTCGTGAATGCCCTGCGGGGTTAGATCGCCACCGTCCAGCGCATCCAATATTCGACGCTGCATTTTGCTGATCTTTTTGATCGGCACGTCTTTGAGTTTCATTCCCTGTCCCCCTTGAGTTGTGGCGCGCGCTTATATCGCTCCCACACAAGTAGATTGGCGTAATCGAAAGCCAGCGAGCCTGTACGGTGCTTGAGCTGCTTCGGCGGCTTTTTGGGCTGGGTACTCATTTGTCTTTCCCTTATGCCGCAGCCTGTAGGCTGAATTGAATGTATGGACGCGCGCGTCTATGGGCGTCCGTGGTGTATTGCTGTGCCTTACGATCAAAATAGAGAAATATCGTGCGGCTGCCGGCGTCTCCTTCGCGGTCCTTCACGATCATCAGCGTGGCATCATGCGATTCTGGGTCTTCGCCCTCTTCTTTATTCGCCGACCAAACCGACATAACGTTATCGGCACCGTTCGTGATATGCCCGGAGCCAGAAACATCCATCTTCCCGGGCGCAGCGCTTTCATCGCGTGCCTTCCGAGGATGCGCCACCAAATGAACATGAGCCTCGCACTCTTGCGCAAACGAGCACAGTTTGCGCATGGCCTGTTTTTGGGCAGTCATGGACCCAGGGCCATCTTCCGGAACGTCCGTCATCATCAGAGAGTCAACAACGAAATGCTTGACCCCGTACCGGCTTGCCGCATACCGGAAGACTTCCAGCAACCGATCCAACGACGCAACGCCGAGCGTGTTGAATATCCAGCACCGGTCCTGAAGCCACTCACCGATGTGATCTAGGAATTGAGGCGTCGGCCGATCTAGCCCCGCAATCTGCTTGGATAGCCGCTTTAGTTGTCGCTTCGGGCTAAGCTCTCCGGAGAAAACGCACACCCGTTCGCCGTCCCGCATGATAGGAATCAAAGTCTGCATCAACATCAGGCTCTTGCCGTGCCCGTTGATGCCGGTCCATACGGTTACTTCCGCGGGACGCCATTCCCAGAAGTCGAAGCTCTTAGAACCGAACGAAAGGACCGGGTTACGCTTGGCGTCATGGGCCGGCCAGAACAACGCCTTGGTTTCCTCCATGTAATCGGAAATGGCCCTAAGTTCCTCCGGATCACGACTCCGGGCTGCCTCAACAGCCGCGACGAAATCTTCAGCCGTTGCACCGTGGTCGGTCAGATACTCGTTGGCATCCTTCGCTTTGCCAAAGATCGCGATCCGACACCGCTGCACGCCCAAACGTGCCACCACATCGGCAGCACCTTTTTGTCCGGCCTCATCGTTATCGAAGCAGAGAACAATGTCATCAAAGCATTCGAGACGGTCCCAGTCGTTCTCGATCCATTGATGATTCCCGGCACCGGCATTCACAGATAGTGCCGGGATGCCAGCCTGGTGCAGGGTCATGGCGTCGATCTCACCCTCGCAGATCGCCACGGACCGGGCCTTCGGGTTGATCAGATGCCACCCGAATAAACATGGCTCAGCGTCCTTCTCCTGCCGCATGTCTTTCTTTTCTTTCGGGTTCCGGTACTTCGCGTTTACCAGGCCGTCCTCACGGATGTACGGGAAAACCGCATAGGTCTTTCCGCCTTGCTCCATCTCGCCGATCTTGAAGTCCTTCAAGGTCTGTTCTGAAAGGCCCCGGCCCAACAGCCAGGAATAAACCGCGTTCCTGGGCGGACGGCATGGCGGCTTCACAGGCTTCGCATAGGTCCGTTTGAAACTCTCTGATCCTTCGTCCTTGATGCCGAGGTAGGCTTTGATTTCCTTGATCGCCTCGAACATCGACAAATTGCGGCACGCCATCCACAGGTCGATCAGGTCGCCGCTCTCGCCCGTGGCGAAGTCGGACCACTTCCCTGCCTTGGCCCCTGCGGTACAGACCGACAGGGAGTCGCCTGGCTCCCCGCTGAGGTCAGCAACCTTCCACTCGCGCCCAAGCTTCTTCCCCTTCGGCAACAGCTTCCCGCATACGTCCGTGGCTCTGGATGCCAACCGCGACGAAAGCTCCCCTGCATTCATGATTTGCTCCTTTTCCCGTTTTCGAATTGCTTGTAGGTGTGCGGCGTGCAACCGTCGTTACGGGCCTCCACTTCCGACTCAAACCCGGCCTCTTTCCACCACCCGGTAGGCCCAGACCCATTCATCGGCCTCTTCCGCTTCGACAGCCATTCGGCCTTCACACCTTGCCAGCCCCGCGCCATGGTTTCGATCAACGCCTCATCCCGAGTCCAGCCGTCCCTTTCCGCCAGAATCAATTCCCGCACGATCATCTCGGCTACGGTGTCCGTCACGATCGCTCTCTTCCCCTTCCGGAACTTCAAAAAGTCGGACCAGACGTTT